TCCGTTCCTTTCCATCGGGGAGTGGCTGATTGAAAATCCGTCTGTCATCGCAGGAGCGTTAGGCGCGATCGGATCAGCAATCATCACATTCAAGGTTGCGAGTGGTATCAAGTCAGTCGTGACTGCTCTTTCGGGTATTATGTCACTTAATCCGGTTATAGCCATAATCGGTGGCGTTGCTATGGCTATCGGTGGACTTGCGGTGGCAACCATCGAGGCAGGTAAGGAAGCAAAGAGAGCGAACCTTGCAAAGCATTTCGGCGACCTCACAATGTCGATGGAGGATTTAGAGGACGCGGCAAAAGAAATCGTCGGTCGTGGAGATTTAGAGACAGTCGATGAACTCATCTCCGCTCTCGGTGATTCCGCTAAAATCGAATCGGCGATGGCTGACGCATCAAGAGCCATAAGGAAATATAACTGGAAGATCGAGGCAGGCTTAACGGTATCGAAAGAGGACTCAAAAGATTATGTCGAGTCCGTGAAATCTTTCGTTAAATCTGCACAGGACTTAATCGATCAGAAAGGATATGAGGTATCTGTATCAACCAAGTTATTATTCGGGGATGGTAAAAAAGCAAAGGCTCTCGATAAAGAGAACAATGCTTTTTATACTGAACTCGATGGTCAGATGCAGAAACTCACGAAGAATCTGAATAAATACCTCGATGACGCATTGGAGAATGGTCTCACACCCGACACCGAGGCGGTAATCAATAAAACCCTCGAGGCGATGGATGAGATCACTCAGGCTATATCTGACGCAGAGGCACAGGCCAACTGGGATATGATGGCGGGTGAGTGGACAGGCAAAGCCTTGACCGCATCTAACTTTGAGGAACTGCAGAATCAGATCAATGAAAACCTCGAGAAAGAATATGAGGGAATCGATGAAGCGACCAAGTCATCGCTGACCGCAATCAATGCCAAGTATCGTTTGGGAGAGATAACACAAGCTGAGGCAGAAAGTCAGAAAGCGGATGTGACATCTGCAGCCGAGGCGAAGAAAAAAGAAGCGACCGACAGAGGCGTGTCGTTCCAATTCAATACCCTCATGGACACTTATGGGGAGTCGATCGCAAATGGTACTTTATATGATGACCAGGCAACGAGAGACGCCGTATATGAACTGACATCAAAGATACTTGAGTCTCCAGGAGCGAGGTCAAGTTCAGTCGGCTCAATCCTTTCAACCTTGCAGCACGCATCGGCAGAGGAATCTGGATGGCTTTCCTACATAAACCCATTTTCGAGCGATTCAAAACTCATCACTGGGTTGGCAGGAACATCTGATTCATACACCCAGGCACAGGCGTCAATGGCTCAGTTCGCATCACAGTATGTCGGTGGCGCACAGGCGGACACATCGAAACAATGGGTTGAGGACTATAAACAAGCCGGTGGAAACATCGACAAGAATATGGATGGCACGATGACCGGCATCACGCAGGACGCGGCAACCGCAGGGCGTGTGGCAGGTCAGAATTACTTTGACAATTTCAAAGCGGCGACCGCAGGGATGAGTTACTATGCCAAAGGGTTATTAAATCCGAACGGCAACAAGCCAAAGCCTGGGAATGGAGTGACCAAAGGTTATCAGTACATGGCAGAGGGTGACATCGTAGACAAACCGACCGCAGGTGTGTTCGGTGAGGCAGGACCCGAGGCGTTTATTCCGCTGAACAGGAAAAAGAGATCACTCGAACTGTACAAAGCGGCAGGAGCGGCCATGGGTGTGAGCGGTGTTACCATTTCCCCGACGCTTAACATATCTGCTCCCGGTGCTACGAAAAAGGAGATCAAACAGGGTGCGTCGCTTGCGATGGACGAGGTAAGGAAAATCTGCAAACAGATTGCAAAAGATGAGATGCGGAGGGCGTTGTGATGTTTTACGAAACTCAATTAGGTGATACCTGGGATTCGATCGCATTGAAAGTCTATGGTTCAGAGATACACGCAGACTTTTTAATGCAGAACAACCCGAAACTCATCGGTGTTGCGATATTCGGTGCAGGCGTTGATATATGGACACCCGAACTCCCTGCAGAGGAGTCGGACGGATTCCCAGAGTGGAGGAACTAAATGGAAGGTGAAGCAAGACGCGCGAGTGTAAAAGTGACCTATGAGAAGAAGAATGTCACGAGGTCACTTTTACCATACATCGAAACTGTGGAGTATAACGACGCGGCGACAGGGATAAGCGACGAACTATCCTTTACCCTTGACAATTCCGACATGAGATTTTTGCGTAAATGGAAACCGCTCAAGGGTGCCATGATAAGTGCGCAGATATTTCTAAATGATTGGAATAAGGAAAACCAGACAAAGTCATTCAAGACCGGTGATATGGTCATTGATGATTTGACTGCAGCATTCTCTCCGTCGACCTTTACGATAAAAGCCTTGTCTGCTCCGGTTAAAACCGAGTTCAAGGGAACGGAGCGGAAAAAGACTTATAAAAACACGACCATTCAGTCGGTGGCGAATAAGATCGCAAAGAGGGCAAAAGTAAAACTCTACTATGACGCATCGAAAATCAAGATCAAGGAGATCGAGCAATCCGACCAGAGCGACGCGGATTTCTTAAAAGATATCTGCGATGAATATGGGTTAGGGTTAAAGGTCTACAACAAAAAAATCATAATCTATGATGAGGAAAAATATGAGAAGAAATCCCCTCTCATGACGATCACTCGTAAAGGCGGGATCACCGAGACCTGGGAGTGGAACACCACGATGCAGAAAACCTATCAGGGCGCAAAGGTCACTTATACAGACTCATCGAGCAATAAAAAGCACAAAGCGAGAGCCGGTAAAAAGAAAGGTCGCCAGTTAAAACTCAATGTGTCGGCGTTCTCTAAAAAGGATGCACAGTTGAAAGCAAAAGCGGCGCTCCGAAAGAAAAACAAAGAGATGACCACGATGACAATGACAGTCGACCCCGACCCTCGCTTAATCGCGTGTGGATGTGTGCAGCTCACCGGATTTGGAAAAGCGTCGGGTAAATACTTCATCGACGAGGCTAAACACAAGATCGGAAAAGGTTATTCAATCGACCTCACACTGCATAAGATACCAACGAAAAAGAAAGTACAAGTCGGTGGTGGCATAGAGGATAACGATGTCGGAGGAGGTGGCGGAAGATGATCCGCATTGGACAGATTTCAAAGGTGGACATTGAAAACGGAATGGCTCAAGTCGTCTATGAAGACCAGGACGATTTGACGACAGAAATGCTCCCGGTTCTCCGCCCGTTTTTGCGTGGAGTGATCCACGACACCTCGCCCGAGACAAAACCTGTGTCGGCTGACCATTTCGAGAAGCTCTTATTCGACCCACCACAGGTCGGAGATTTTTGTGTCGTGGCACATACCAACAACAATCCATCGAGAGGCGTCATTCTCGGATGGTACTACAATGAAACAAACCCACCGGAGGTGGATGAATAATGGCAAAGAAGAAAAAGAAAAAAGTCACGGTCATGCGATATGTCAAAGTCACAAAGACAGTCGTGAAAAAAGGCTCGCAGACCTCGACAAAGAAAACCGCGTCAAAGATTATCGGATCGTTTGCGGGCATTAAGTTCAATGTAAAGACCGATAAAGATGGATTCTTAAATGTAATGACTTTCAAGGATGCCACTCATTCGGTATCAGGTGAGTGGGAGGAACACAGGATCATCGGGAGAAAGTTCCCGAAAAGGGAGTTCATCGGCGCAGGAACGAGACAATTCACGATGACTATCGTGGTGGATGCGACTCTTGGGCATTCCCCACATTCCGTGATGAAAAAACTCAACAAGTTCTGTGAGACAGGACAATACGATGAGTTAAACATCGGAGCGCATAAAATCGGTCGTAAATGGACGCTTGATGGAATGAGCGAGGCTTATGATTTAGTCTATCATAATGGTCAGCTCATACGAGCGACCCTTGACTTGACGTTAGGAGGGTATGACTGATGTATCTGAATAACATTGAAATTGAAGCAGACGAAGGATATGAGATACCGGCAGAGATCATCGAGGGTATCTCATTTTTATTGCAGACCAACACCGGAACATATCCGATGAACAGAGACTTCGGAATCGACCAGGATTTACTTGACGAACCATTAAACACGATGCGACCTTTACTTGCGATCGAGATCAAAGACAAGATCGAAAAGTATGAAAAGAGGGTCGAGGTCGACGATGTTGATTTTCGGTATGACGAGGAAACCAAAACGCTCATACCTATAATCTCACTCAGTCCATCCGGGTATGAAGAAGAAGAGGATGAGGAAGAATATGACGACGAGGAGGATGATGTATGACTTCACAGATTGAGAACTACCCCGACATATCTTTCATTGATAACTTAACCCTTGAGGAATCAATGAAGAAAGCCAAGGAGTGGTACATAAGCCACTATAAAGAGATAACCGGAGAAGATATCTCTTTACACGATACGGACGAGGAAAAAATCCTCCTAGATGCGATTTCATATATCTTCTATCAGGCGGCACAGTATGTCGACAACGCGGGCAAGATGAATCTCTTGAAATACTCGATGGATGGATTCCTTGACAACATCGCGGCAAGGCATGGTGTGACGAGAATCGAAGCGCAGCCGGCAAAGGTATCCGAAAAGTTTACGCTCACCGAGGCACAGGCGACCGACTATACAATCCCCGAGGGAACGAGAGTGTCAGGATCAAACCTCGATGACTTATATTTTGCGGTGGATTCGGACACAGTTATTCCTGCAGGAGAGACAGAGGTTATATGCGCTTGCACGTGTACGACCGCAGGAGAGGACGGAAACGGACTCGAGGTCGGGGCATTAGATGAACTCGTAGACACGCTCCCCTACATCGACGAGGTAACGAATGTGACCGCATCAGACGGAGGAGCAGACGAGGAAGATGATGATGCCCTGGCAGAGAGAATCTTCCTATCTCCGTCCACTTATTCGACCGCAGGAACAGAGGACTCGTATGTGTACCATGTAAAGAGCGCATCGACCCTCGTAAACGATGTGTCGGTAAGTTCCCCGGAGCCTTGCTATGTGACTATAACGATCACAAGCAAAACAGGAATGCCGTCAACGGAACTGATAAACATCGTCACCGCATACTTAAATGATCCGGTAAGGAAAGTCCTCTCGGATCGTTTTACAGTCGTTGCCCCGACTGCGGTATCATTCGATGTCGAACTGACCTATTACATCTCGTATGACAATCAGAAATATGAGGAGACAATCAAATCCCAGGTTGAGCAGGCAGTCAATGATTACATCGAGTGGCAGACGACTAAGATCGGCAGGAACATCAACCCATCGAAACTCATGCAACTTGTCATGGAAGCGGGTGCAAACAGAGCCGTGATAACCTATCCCACACAGGCGACAGTCTCCGCGGATGAGTTGGCGGTACTTGGCTCCAAGACCGTGACTTATGGGGGGTTAGAGTATGAATAATTACGATGATTTAGAACACAGTTATCGTGGCCTTTTTGATGTTCAGGTAAAGGAACTCATAACGAAAGAGCCGACCATAAAGGATAAATGTATCAACTATGTGGTCGAGCAATTTCTTAAACTCCTGCAGAGTTATGTCGAGACAGTATTCCTTTACAACCACATCGAGAATCTCCCGGATGACAAACTCGATTATTTAGCGATCGAGTGGGATTTACCCTACTACGAGGATTCACTCGACAGAGACACGAAAGTTCGCCTCGTAAAAGAGGGATTCAACTGGAGACGAACTGCAGGTACTGTTTACGGAGTGGAAACCCTCGTCAAGAAGATGTTCGGTGAGGGTAGGGTAAAGGAGTGGTATGAGTTTGGAGGAGACCCAGGTACATTTAGAGTCCAAACGAATGCGCCACTCGTTCCCGATATGGAGGAGTTTTTCAAGGTGCTTTTACGCAAGGAGAAAAACGCCCGCTCATGGCTTGAGTTCGTGGATATCATAAGAGACCTCGTTATGACATATTTTGTGGGAGTACATCTCCACACGCGTTATACATACACCCGCCACGAAGCGGAGCAAGGAGGATGAAATGGCATCATTTATCACAGTTATGACAGACGCAGGAAGAGCGTTGATGGCTGACCTCGTAGAGGGTCATGATTCGCTTGATTTTGTGTCTATGGTCGTGGGCGACGGAGAATACACATCAGAGGAGAAAAACATCAACACGCTGAAAGCAAGGACGTCACTTAAAAGCCTCAAAGAGACCTATGCAATCTCACTCGGAGAGCAGACCTCGGCGGTCGATGTCCGCCTGGTATCAAACATCTCGAACTATGATCCGTCAACAGGCGAGCCACTATTCGCAGAGGGGTTCTATGTAAACGAGATCGGTGTCATGGCAAGACCACACTCGGGAGGATCATCGGTGCTTTTTGCGATTTCGGTGGCACTCGAGGAACAGGGAGATTTCCTGCCACACTACGAGGGATCAAACCCGGTCGAGATGGTACAGGATTTCATGGTAAGGGTATCGAATGAGTCCACAGTGACTTTTACATATTCGGCATCCGCGTTCGCCCTGGCATCCGATGTGGCTGCACATGAAGCCGAGGACATAACCGACACGAACGGAGCGCATGGGATGAGGTTACATTCGGGAGCACTCGAATATAACAACAGTGGAACATGGACTCCCGTTCCTATGGGTAACGATGTCGGTCTTTCGATCGTAAACGGAAAACTATGCCAGACATACGGCACAGAATAAAAAGGAGGATAAAAAATGAGTTATGCAACAAAACCACTGGCACTCGATGAAACGCTCGTCCGAGTGGCAGAAGCACTTGAGGGCGGCTCAACACCGGTAAGCACAAGACTTGAGCATATCGGGTCATCTATCGCACCCGAGTTTGATGCGACCGAGACTTATGCGGTCGGTGCGTGCGTCATGTATAATGACGTCCTTTACAAGTGTACAACCACTCACACCGGAGCGTGGGATGCGTCCGACTTTACACCGACAACCGCAACAGACGAAGGTGGTGGCGGTGGTGGATTAAATGTCGCCGCGAACGCAGGAGCGCATAATGCCATCTATCGTGGTCAGAGTCTCGGAACAAGCGTGTCGGCTGACCAGTACGCTGAAATCCAGGCAGGAACATTTGGTGATATGTTCATTGGTGACTACTGGACGATCGGTGGCACAGTTTACAGGATCGCCGCGTTCGACTACTGGTTACACTGCGGAGATACGGAATGCACGACACATCATGTAGTTTTAGTTCCCGATACCTGCATCGGTGAGAATCAAAAAATGAATGATTCGAACACCACGACAGGCGGATATGTCGGTTCTAAAATGTACACGACAAACCTCGCATCGGCAAAGTCGACAATCACATCGGCATTCGGGTCAGCGCACATTCTCTCTCACAGAGAACTGCTCTCGAATACTGTGGACTCAAGTGGAAACGCATCATCCTGGAGTTGGTACGATTCCGACATCGAGCTCATGAATGAGCAGATGGTTTATGGAGGACCGTGCGGATCGAAGCCCGAGGCAAGTTCAATCAATTACAACATGGGAATTGATAAGAGCCAGTTGCCGTTATTCGCGCTTGAGCCGTCAAGGATCACTAATCGTGCGACCTGGTGGCTCCGTTCAGTCGTTTCGGCGACTCGTTTCGCGTCTGTCTACTACGGCGGCAATGCGTACTACGGCAACGCGTCGGATGCTCTTGGCGTCCGCCCCGTTTTCGCTATATCTTGATCTTTAATCTCCGCCCTTTATGGGCGGAGAAAGGAAGCACAATGAGCAACGTAGTTAAATCAAAGAGGAAGAAGCACGACTTTGAAACAGTAAAGCAGATGCGGGGTCTGCGTCATGACATAACGCAAGCCATGGTCATCGATTTCGGGTATGATCCCGAAAAGTATCAAAAGATGATTGAAAAGTTTGCGATAAGATTTCAAAACGTGCCGAACCACGAAAAAGTTATAAATCGAATGCAGATAAAACATGACTCGTTTTATCAACAATTCGTATATAAGGAAACTGAAATCATCCTGGATATATGGAAAGATATCGTCAAAGAGTTTGAGATGGGCAACAGTATATTCCCGAGCGGACAAGCGGTGTTTGAGGAATATAAGGAAAGACGACTCCATCTCGACCGCTGTATAGGACACATTCATGTCCTGCGGTTGGAACTGCAATACATAGCAGAGACTTTGCCTTGTGACAAAAACAAGTATGACAATTTTGCAGAGA